CATCAGTAGAGTATATAGTACGCATTAACGTTATTCCGAAGCGTTGCTTCATCAGCGCCTAGGGTCGTAAGCGAAGCGTTAAACCAAATGTCCTCGCTCACGTCAGCAAGCGGGCAGAGGGTCGCGCTTCCAAGCACGAGAGCCGTTGGGGCATTAGAGCCGGCGTCACCAACGAGAGCCGTCCCCGCGTTCACCCGAATGCTGTCACTGGTGCCGGATTCAAAATATGCGGTGGCGACGTACTGCGTACCGGTTGTTAAGGTCGTTGTGCTCGACAGATTCGCCCCCGATGTAATTAAGAATTTGCTTCCGGTGTTCTGCTTTAGAGCTGTCCGGGACGTGCTGTTGCCCGAAAGGATAATATCCAAGCTTGTGAATGATGCATTTGTAACGACCGCGAAAATGCTGATTGGGAGCGTCGGTGAGAGCGCGGACGTTGCCATTGTGTCATCCACGCCATCGAGACTAACCTTTGCGTGGCTATGACTGTCCAAGATAACAGTGCCCGCCGAGACGATTTTGGGCTGCGCGGTCGTGGTTGCTTGCGTCTGATTTCTTCCATTTGTGGTTTGATCATACCGCGTCACAACAAATCCGTCCGTTCCAGAGCAGAAAGCAGCAAGTGAAGTCGTGTCTAAGTCTTCACCTGAAAATCCGATGTCCTGTTCGGTGTTATCGCTCGCGCGCCGAACCCGGATCGCTGACCCGGTGTAGGCCGAACGTAATTTCCTAAGACTATAAGCAGCATACGCTGAAGTCGAAATTGCATCCAGCGCGTAGGTCGTCGCGGAGATCGTGTAAGCAGCAGGGGCAACCGTGCTGTCCTTGTAGTAGGGCGGGCCGTCAATATAGCCCATCGCCTGCACGGTTTGCGTCGTGCTGACCGTAAGCGCCGAAGTGTAAGTTGACCCAGCCGAACGCGAAGGGGTTGTCACGCCGTCCACCGAATACTTCTGCCCCGTCGCCGTGCCGTAGCTGATGGTAACGGTCTGAGCAGACGAGTAGCTTCCTGCGGGCGGGCTGAACGTGGGCGTCGGTACGGTGCCCGCGCCGACGATGGTTGGGGTTACACCGCCGCCGAGGCCGGTAACTGTCGGGGTGCCGTTTGTACCGTCGGCGGCTAGCCAGTCCGTCGGAAGGTTTGCGAGGTCAGAGGTCACCCACCATCCGCCCGTACCAACAGGTACAGCACCAGCGGTTACGCCGGCAATTTGAGCGTCAACATACGTTATGCTCGCCTTGGCATCTAGTGCAGCCTGCGTCGCGGTCGAAACAGGGAGCGCCGCTGTCGTGACTTTCTTCTTCGCATTCAATGCCGCCGCGTCTTCGATGACGAGCAAGTCGCTCGTTGTCGGCGTTGGCTTGTTCGTGAGCCCGTTTATTTCTCCGCTCGCGTTTACGTGGATCGCGTTCGCATCGGTTCCGCTTCCACCCGCGCCGAGCTGCTGCAGCGCAGCTTCAACGTTGTCCGTCGTGAAGTAGCTTCCCGCGTCAGTAAGCGGAATGTCCGTCGCGCCAAAAACCGTATCGTCGATGTACAGCGTTGCGCCGGTGTCAGGTGTCCAGACGCGGAACGTGTGATTTCCGACTGGAATTGCGATCGTCGTTGCGCCAAGGGCCGAAGTTGAGCCATTGCGATAGACCGTGCCGCCCGCTGCCGAGATCGTGAGCGTCACCGGGACCGTTGCATGAATGTTGACCGTGCCAGCCTGCCCAGCCGTGTACGCGATATTCGCAATCGTGAGCGTTTGGGGCGAACTGCTCCAGGTGTAGTCTCTCGTTGGGTACGGTGTCGTAATGCCACCAAGAGTGATCGTATTGCTGACAAGAGCGCCGAACGTAAACGCGGGCGCGGCGCCAACGTCTGCCAGCGTAACAGACACGTCTCCGCTGAGCGCGTGGCCGTTGACCGTGCGGGACGTTGGAACACTGGCAGCCGCAGCCGCATTCGCCTTTGTCGTCGCATCGCCGGCCGCCGTTGAGATCGCCGCGGCCTTCGCTGCGTCAACGTAAGTGGTGGTTGCGGTTTTCTGAACCGTCTGACCGAAGGCCGAAAGTGCCAGCGCGAGAAAAACAAGTATACGTTTCATAGGGTTACATTCCAAAATTGACGGGGTAGGTTGAGCGGAACGGATTCCATTTGGTCCCGTCGTGGTAGAGTTCGAATAGCGCGTCATCGCCGGACGCATCGGTTTCGATCGAGTAAAGAGTGTCGCCGGTCGTGTTCTGAATCGTGATGATGATCCCCACCGTCACAGGGAGTCGGAACATGATATCCAGGCGATTATTCGGCGCGCGGCTTATGCTTGTTTCGTCATCGACCGTCAGTAATGCCGCGCCCGCCGCGAGCCCGACCGTGATCACCTCAAGGTGCTTTTTCGCGTTGGCGTCAGCTGTGACACTGAGACTTCCGGCGTCCCACGCCTGAGCGTTGAAGCCGTCCGCAACGCCCGACGTTGCCCCTCCACCCTCTGGAGGAACATCCCCCTCGATGACAACTTCGCATTTGATCGTGGCTTTGGTCTGCGCGTAGGTAACGCGGCTCAGTCCATCCGCCGACGTGACTTCAAATTCAAGATAAGCCGATTTCTCGGTCTGATCGTTCGAGAGCGCGTCCATGTACGCGAACATCTCGGCTGTGTTCAGATTAAGCGTCGTCTGAGCGGCCCCGCCGACCATCTCATAAGTGTCCGCAAGCGCCAACGCAGCCCCGACACCGGTATAGCGCCGAAACCCGATGCGCTGCACGGCGCCCGCGGTCAAGACGTCCGCCGTCTTATCAACGTTGTTGAGGTTGTAGCGGACCTCGATCGGCAGAATATCGCGCGAAAAGAACGTCGCGGTGGCCGCAACGACGGTATTGTCCAGCGATCGAGTAACGGCACCCGTCGCGATATCGATGTCAAATGTTGTGCGGACGCTCATGTTGAATCCCGTTCAAATCGGATGGTGACGTTGCCCTGAAACCAGTCTCCGGACTCGCCGATGATATCCAGCCGACCGCCGTAGGTCCGGAGCGTCGTGGTGCCGGACTGCAATGTTCGGTAGGCGAGCGCTGCCGTCACTTGATCGGCGATGGTGCGCACGAGAGCTTCGCCGGTCTCGTTGCGGACAAAAATCGCGACGTCGATCACGCCTGGCACACGCTCATGCGCGGTTGCCGTGACTTCGACGCGCCGACCTTCGCCGCCGCTCATGACCGACAGCCGCGTGTAACTGTTGCCCGTCGGAACGAAGCGGTCGTTCTGAAATTCGATCGCGCTGCCCACCGGCATCCCTGCCTGGTATGCGGTTTCGATCAACTGACGCTCGAGCGTGAAACTCATGCCATGCCTCCCACTTCCGCGGCGACTTGCGCGATGGCCTTGCGCAGCATACCGTTCGGCGCCTGCCCGCTGTGCCCGTATTCGAGCGGCACTATGTAGGGCAGGCTGTTCGTCAGATAGATGACGCTTTTCCCTGTCAGCTTCGGGCGCGGTTCTGGCGTCGTTGACTCAGTGGTTTCAATGCGGGGCGCACCCTCGGCGAGAAACCAGTTGGCTTGCGCGCGGCCCGTCTTGCGCGGTGTCGCCGGTACTGTCAGCGCATCGATCTTGAGCGCAATCGTGACCGCGGCATCCCGTGCCGATTCGATACCCAAGACTTGCGCCGCCTTGTCGAGGTCAGCTGCAAACTCGAAAGCGTTGGCACACTTCCGATATTTCGCCATGTGGTTAACGCGCGTAGTGGTGTCCATGGGTTAAACGTCTCCGTGGATTTCCCAAATGGCCTTGACGCCCTCGAAAGCTCGATCGCGCGTGCGATACGTGACGGCGCGATGAATAAAAGTGTCGGTGACGAGCGGCTCTTCCGTCGTCAGGCCCTTGCCCTCGAAATCGACCGCTGGAATCCAGAGCCGCACAGCCCGGTCGCTCAGGTCAAGCCGCGTGGCCTGCGTCGTTTGAACCTTGTCTTCGACGGCTCGCACGCTGAGCGATGTTTCCGTTACAGCACGCGTGCCGGTCGCAGCGTCATAGGCGCCGACCGAAGGACGATTCCATGTTACGGTCGCGATGGCGTCGCCGGCAGCCGCAAAAGCGGCTTCGACGGCGGATCGTGCTTGAACAGAAAGACTCATCGGCGGGTGAGGCGAACAGAGGTTGCGGAGGCGCGCGGACGCCCATAGGCAGCGACCATATCAGCGACAAAGCGCGGCACGATCGGCGACGGTCGCATGGCGTCAGACTGAATCTCGATCGGGCCAACCTTAAGCGAGGTGATGCCGCTCGTAGCTGGTTGCGCCGTCACATCCACGTCCTTCAACGACCAAACGAGCTCAAAGAGAGCCGTTTTGATGACGGTCGGTATTCCGACCGATTCGTCTTCGATGACGCGCGGAAATGCGAGCGCCTGAGTTGAACTCAGCGGATCGCCGTCCCACAGGACCGACACGTCCAAGACACGCGTCGCGTGAATGAGCAGTTGCGCCTTTACGTCCGCATCGGTCGAAAGCCACGCGTCAGAGCGCGGGCGTGTTTCAAAGTACGTATCGGAGTCCGCAATACTTGCGTAGGCGTTGGCTCCGGCAATCCCGGTTCCGTCTTCAACTGTGACCGTAATAGCCATGGGGTGAAGGATTGGCAGCGCCAAGGGCTGGGAAGAGCCGGCCCGTCCCCACAGGCCGGCTCCCCTTTAACCCCCAATGCCGCACTCGCTTAGCCGTTCGTGACGGCAGAGACGATGCGAACGTTTTTGGCCTCGTAGGCGAGGACCCACGAAGTTCCCGTTTCCAATTCTGTGTCTGACGGGGTGTTGCCGGCCGCAGTTGCGGCCCACTTCACACCGCGCGGGTGCAAGATGAGAATCTTGTCGTTCACGAGCAGACTGTTCCGCTTGAGATTCTCGCGGCTTGCCTCGACAGGATTCTGAGGAATGCCCTCGCCGTAAGCAAACGCGCCCTGACCGAACAGGTACGACGTGTACTTGTAGCCGCCCGTGACGGCGACTTTCGGCAGGCTGTCATCGACGACGATACGGCGGCCAAGGAAGTAATCCACCTCGGCCTGCGTCACGATGTCCGTGTTGGTCTTCAGAAGCTTTTTCTTCCAGAGGCCGTTACGCACCTTTGAGTGCATCGCGATCGCCGTGACGTTCTTCGACGCGTCGCCCATCAGATCGATGGTATCGACGAAAACGGTTTCGTCCATGTAAACGCCGTTCGCCGGAACAGTCACATCGGCAACCGACACGTCATTGATTTTCGCGGCCATCGAAGCGGCGGCAAAAACACCGGTGAGGCTTTCCAGCAAGAACTGCTGATATTCCCGCGCCCAGAAATCGCCCACAAGCGAGCTGATGGCACCAAGCGGATCGGAGCTGGACATTGCGCCCGCGAGATCGTTCGTGCCCCACGCCTTCGATCGGTAGTGCACCGCGGCCACGTCAGAGGCTGATGCGATCTTGGCCACGCCGAGTTCGGTCGAACCATCGCCAGGCGTCGCTTCCGAGCGGCCTGAGAGATCCTGAAAGAACGGCATGTTGACGGTCTTGCCGCCCTGCCGCGCAAGAGCGTCAAACTCCGCTGAGCGGGTGACGATGCCGGCTTGAATGAGAGCCCACGCCGTAGCGGTGCGCTCGAGAGAGTATTTAGTGAAAAGTTCCGGGACGATGACGTCCGCGACTGCTGTGATATCGACTGCCATGGTAATTTCCTCCGATGTTGCTGAGTTGTGGTTTCCCGCCCGTTTTGGGGCGCGTCACCGCGACAGCCGCGGAAGAAAGAGCCGATGGAACGCGTTACAGGGTTACGCCTGCTTCCTGAGCGAGCCGGCTGGCTTCGGCCTTGTCGGCCTTGAGTAGCTTGGACTGCTCAGTCACGTTCCACGATTCCTTCTTGAACGGATTCGTGGTGGTTGAGCGCCCGCCGCCGGCAGACGTGTGGGTGGCACCGCCACCGCTTGAAGGCTGAAACAGATGAGGAGCTTGCTTGGTCAGCTGGCGCACCGCGCCTTCGATGCCCAAGGGCTTCCCGTCTTCGCCAAAAATCTTGTTGCCCTGCTGATCGACCGCGTAGGGCAGATTGTCTTCACCCACCTTGAACCGCGGTCGAACGCGCGCCGCGATGTCATCGATCGCCGTCGGAAATGCGCCGATTTCGGCGGCTACCTTCGCGACCTGCCCGTCAATCAGGACAGATTCGAGCCGCGCCTTGAAGCCGTTGGCCTGGCCGGTCGCTTCGTCGATCTTCTTTTGCAGGCCGTCCTGCAGCGCTTTGATGCGCGCCTCGGCCTCGCTGTCTTTGCCCTTGCGAGCGGCGGCGAGATCGGCTTTGAGCTGATCAGCTTCCGTGCGCAGCTCCGTGAGGCTTTCGGGCGTCAAGTCGCCGAGATCCTTGAGCTTTTTCTGAAGCGTGATGTTGGTCTGGCGAAACTCATCGTGCGTCGATTTCGCGACCACTCCACCTTCAACGTCGATAATGAATCCAGCGCCATCGGTGCGGGGCTTATAGGCGCCACGAAGCGCCTCGGGTACTTCGGCAAGGTCTGCAACAGTAAGTTTGAGCGGCATAGTGTATCGGGTACACTGGACGCTTGCGCCCGTTTGCAGCCGTTTGCAACGGGAAATTGAGATACCTCGGACGATTTTCGGCGATTGCTAACACTCTGCTAACACCGGGCGAAACAGGAGCGCCGCGGGCTGTTTTGCTAACACTCGTGCTAACACCATCGCGGTTTCATGACTTCGGATATCCTCGAAAATAGCCGGTCATCCCATTTCGCTTACACGCCTGAAACGTTTTGTCGCGCGCCGTATTTGGACCTACGTAGGGACATGTCACACCGTCCTTAAACTTGGCAAAGCAGCGCGCATCGTCTTCGCTGGCGTCTGTTGGCTCCGGTATCGGGCCGGCGAACTGGCCATTGAACGTCTCTTTACTGTAGCGGCAGCCATCGATAAAGACGGAATCTGACGCATCCCAATGGATCACGGCAGTAAAACGGTCTGACGCTTCCACCTCACGCCACCAGTACCAGCCCGGCGCGGTCGGCTTTTCGGAGGTCCATTTGAGGGTGTTCATGGCGTGCTTTCAGTAACGCGGCTGCTGTCGGTCAACCAACTCTCCGCGCGCATAGGCTTCCGCAACATAATACGGTACGCGCTGCGGGATGTTGAAAATTTCAGCCTCTTCGCTCGGGAAGTGCCGACGATAAGCCTTTGACCGCTCACGCCCCGCAAGTTCTTCAGGCTCTGGCAACGGGCAATGTGCGTTCACCCCAGCACGACGCAGAACTGGACACGAGAAAGCGTGGACAGCAGCCAACTCGAATCGCCACCAGTTGTTATGCGCTACCGACTGATGGCCTCCGTACTTTGCGATCATATCCGGATGCTCACAGAGACAATTCCGATATTCCGGATCGCGTTCGTTGTAGCGGCATCCCAAGCACGAGAATGCTCTGCGCATTGGCCATCCGCGCTCCCACCAATCCCTGTATTCCACGACGCACGGGCCGTCGCGCTCTCCAAATTCAATGAAAGGCTCTGCGGCTGTGATCCCATCGATAACGCGCTGCACGTGCTCTTCGGCATGCGTGCGGCGTTCGAGATCAGATGCCGGCAACCCATCGCACTGGATTGCCGGATCAACTAGCGAATTAATCTGCGGCATGGTAGGAAACGGATGCGTTGACGCCTTTCAGATTCCATTCAGCAGCCAAAGCGTCGGCGGCGGCAGACTGGGTGAGTTCAAAGTAAGCGAGAGTTGCGACATAGTACCAACGGCGAAAAGAGCGCGAACCGTAGCAAACGAAACCATTAGCGCGACGCTCGATTTTTGCGCGTGCGATGCCGGCTCTCGTTAGGTCGGAAATTTTCGATGCGCCGGCTTTGACGGTGTAGAAATCGAATTGGTTCATGCGCCTAAAACTGCACGCGTTTCCAACCGTTGCAATTCTTTTCTTCGTCGAAACAATTACAACGAGTCAGACTGTTTCCAAAAACACGTGCCAAACCTCATTCGGCCCGTGCAGGACCGTGCCGCAAAATTCCCATGCGTCGGCAATATCGTGGCCAGTGGAAACCATGTGGACGCGCCGTTCCACTTTCGGCACCTCGGGATCGCACAGCGCCCACAGCTTGATCCCGCCGTCTCGCCACGCGCACGAAAGCAGCCGCGCACCGGCCGGAATCTTGATTGACCCGCCGTGCTCCATGTCGAAACGCCAGATCGTCGCGCGCGTCTGCTGTGCAGGTTCCACGGAGGAAACGGTAGCGGAAGCGGGCGAGGGGGCAAGCGGGCATAATAGGGTTAGTTCTCCACGATCCAACGCAGCGCCCATTGCCTGCGAAGAAAGCGGAAGAGGGCATCCATGCCGTTGCCGTGAGGGAGTGCGACGCGTTTCCCGTAGCGCCACGCCTCGATTGCGTTACGGCGTGAACCTTGACGGAGTTCGAGTGTGTAGCCGCGACCCGCAAGGCAATCCTCCACGTGGATACGTCGTAGTAGTGTGCCGTGTGCTGGTGGTCGAAGCGCAGGCCCGCGAAATGCAATGCCGGCAAGGCGCGAGCGTTCGCGACCTGCGCGGAGGTTCGATTTAGCTCGTTTAGGATCGCCGTAAATTCTCATGAGATTCCTCTATCTTATGGTTAGGCGAAGGCTTCTTCCAGCCGCACACATCGCGAAGCGCGCGAATCGCGGTTGCTGTCGGTTTATCGCAAGCGTCCATGGCTGGCATCCAGTGACCGATTACGTCTGAGACGAAGCGGGCGCGGCTCATCAGGAGACACTCCCTCGCGCTCACTGTGTCGATTTCCCGCAGTAGCGCATTCACCACGCACGGCTCGGTTGAGTAGTTAGCCACGATGTTTTCGCGGGCCTCGGTGATAGCTTCAGTTATGTTCATGTTTTGAGTTTTTCGCACCTAACCAGACGCTACAGCACAATGCCGCGCACGGGTCCGTTTTGGTTTTTCGAGAGGCGAGGTAGAGCGCGTCATGGCTGATCTGTTTTGTTGGGCGAATCCAGAAAGAGGTCGCCTTGTGAGAGTTCGCGCTGGATGCGTTCCAACGCCGTTTGAAAGTGCGCGGGGTCTCTTTCGATCCCCACGAATTTGCGCCCGCTGCGGATGCACGCGATCGCCGTCGACCCCGAGCCCATGAACGGATCGAGCACCGTCCCGCCTTCGGGCACGCCGACCTGCTCCATGCTCCAGCTCATCACGCGCACCGGCTTTTGCGTCGGATGACCTACGCGCTCCGGGTTCGTCGCGGCGATGCTCCAGTCGATCACGCGCAGATTCTGGTCGAGGTTCGTCCACCCGAGTTCGCCGTGCGCCATCGACGGCGGCGCGTCCGGCTTGCGCCACATGAGCCAGCCACGCGTGCATGTGAGCGGGTAGTAGTTGCCGCCCCATATCACGCAGAGCGGGGCCAGCGCGGGCAGCGAGAGCACGACGTCGGTCGGCGTCTCATCGTCCCATGTCTCGGCTTTCTGGCCGCGCTTGCGGCCTCCCGTGGTAGGCTGCGCGGCGAAGCTGATGCCGTATGGCGGGTCGGTGATGATCGCGTCGGCACGCGCAAGCGTTGGCAGCACGTCACGGCAGTCGGCGCGATAGAGGACCACGCGGCCACAATCGGACGCCCAACCAGGCGCCAGACCCAACGCCCCTGTCGCCACGCTTGCGAGCGGTGCAGGGAGATCGGGCATCGAGGTTGCAGGCTGGGCCGTCATCTCAGGGGCGTTGGTCATCTTTATTGTTCTCCTGCTGGCGCGCCGCACGTGCGATGCTGATACAGTCCTTCAAGCAGGTGATTCGCTTGTCTACGCTTGCGAGCGAATCGAGGATCGTTCGGCGATGGCATTGCAGCCAGTACAGGTCGAGTATCTGTTCTGCGCTCGCGAGACCGTTCCCGGCAGGAGAACCCTGCGATACAGCGCAACGTCGCGGGGCCGTCCGTTTTTTAGAGGTGGATTTGCTTTTATTCATGTGAGTTTTTCGCCGCGCCGTTGCTGATCTGATCGTTCGGCGGAGACCAAGAGAAAGGCAGCGCGTTGCGCGCTTGGTGGTAAAGCCGCATGTATTCCCCTCGCGACTGCTTCATCCGGTCTTTTGATCTCACGAGACGTTCGATTTCGTTAGCGGCTTGACGAAGCACGCCCTCGCTCCAGTCGTCCCACGCATAGCGATCATCGGCGGCCAGCGCACGCAGTCGCACGATCAAGCCTGCCGAACCATGCGTCAGAGCCAATGCTGACCGCTGCACGTCAGGGAGCGTATTAGAGTCGAGAGGGGCGGTCATCATGGCTCACCTGTTTTGTTGGGCCCATGCGGGTGAAGATTGGCGGCAATGAGAAGCGCAGCTTCCTCGTTCGAGAGTCGCATTGCGTTCACGCCGGGAGATTCGCCCGCACTACGGCACCCTTTATTTTGGCACCAGTCACCGTCGTAGAGCGCCCAATAGCAATCAGGGCAGCGGCGACCCCGGTAAGGCCGAACAAACCCGCCACAGCTCACCGCGGACGGGGCTTCGTTCTGTTTTTCTGTGCTCATTTTTCGCGTGGGTGATCCGAACTTTTCGGCTGAAGAATTTCGCGCACGCGCACCGGTTTAAATTTCCAGTCAGGCGAGTGTCGTTTGTAATCGATAGTTTTAGCGGCGCACCATGCGCGGGCTTGCCGGCGAGTCCAAAAGAGAAGCGGTCGAGTCGGCTCGCCGAGATACTTCTTCGGCGTTACTGCGTGCCAAGAATCTGTAATGAACATCCCCTCGGGGCGACATGACTTCGACCGCATTTCGACGGCCCACAGCGATCGATCCCACGCCAGCTGGGTGCGTTTTGGTTTAGTCGTGGCGTTTTTCATCGGCGTTTCAACCTGTTTGCCACCGTTGCAAACGCAAGTAATATCGTCGTCGAATAAATAACGAGTTTTGTAATCAGAGCTTAGGCTGCTTCACACGCGGGCGCGGCTGAGAAAGCTTTTCGAGCTCCTCGATTGTCAGTGGTCGGCCTGATTGGTCGATGAGGTCTGGCAGCGTAATCTTGCCGTCACGAAACAGTTTTGCTCGCCCCGGTCCAAGCAGTTCGTCCTGAAAAGCGGGCGCTTTCTTATCCAGCCATTGGTCAAACGTGAGGTCCGCGGAAACCTGCCCGTCCACCGTCGCGCGCGTGTTACGCTTGATCGTCGCAATCTCCTCATTACTGAACCCCTGTTTTTTCAACTGACGCTTAAACTCTGCGTCAAGCGCGCCGGGGTCTTGCGCGGCGACAAGCTCGGACCACTTCTTGATGACGCAAATTTGGTTTGATCGACAATTATGGCTGGCTATTCCGTCGGCGAAGTACCAACCTGTATCAGTTTCTAAATTATGAACCAAAACCGATACGGCTTTACTCCGTCTGACCACGCAAACGCGGTCGCGCTCTATGTCGCCAATAAGATGGCTCCCCGCGAAATCGCTCGGCAGTTTAATATCTCGCTCACCTCTCTTCGCCATTGGTGTGTTGATGCCGGCGTTGCCCGAACGGGAAGTGAGGAGCTCTATGCTCGATGGGCGCGTGGAGAACAACCTAACACCAAGGCCGCGAACGAAGCTACACGCGGACGCAAAGCAAATCCCGAATCTCTGATACGCGCGGCGGCAACGAGACAGAGCATCGGAACGATCAAGGTTTCCAAACTTGAGATCGCGATTGCCAAGGAGCTTCGAAAGCGCGGCGTTTCCCTTACGGCTCAACTTGCGGTAGGACCATACCTCGCCGACATCGCCATCGGTTCCGTCGCCGTGGAAATCTGGTCTGGATACTGGCATCTTTACGGAGAACACGCCGGCAAGTTTGGCCGTCGCATCCGCGAGTTCACTAAACGTGGTTACTCGACACTTATCATCTGGAATGGTCGTTGCCGAGCTTCCGCTCCCTTTCTTGCAGATCAGATCATAGCCAACATCAATCTGGCCGACGGCTCTCCAGCCGGTTGGAGTAAGTACAGGGTGATTCGGTGTCGCAGTAATTCGGCGACCGTTGGTAGTTTCAAGAGTCACCAATTCGCCCGTATAAGAGCGTCGATAAAGTCGGCGGGCGCCTGATGGGCTTTCGACTGGCGTCTCGCCTGTGAAGCAATTCCAGTGCGCGGTTGGTCCAGGGAAAGGCGTGCTGTGTCCGATGGGGCGATACGTGCCAGCCTCCCAGCATTTGCCGTTGAGGCCGATGCAGATCAAAGTTGTTCGGCTGTCGAGCGTGGAGTTCCATTGCAGCGCCGTGATCAGATCCGAGTTCGCGTCGAACGTCGCCAGTCGCGTCGAGTTCGCGATTGCCTGCACAGACGTTCTGACCAGCGCCTCAGCCTGCCTCCGCGTCGTCTGCATGACGCCATCGGTGTAAAGCTTCGCCTGAGTGCCACGCACGCGCGCCACGAGCTGGTCAAGCGTATCGCCACGCAGTACGCCGGAACGCACGTTGTCGGAGAATCGCCGCGTCAAGTCTTCGCTTTGCCGCGCCCACCAATCAGCCGACTTCGCACCTTCGATCAGCGTTCCGTCCACGAGCTTCTTCAGCTCATCGTAATTCAAGAGCCGTTCGTAAACGCCCGACGCTGCTTGCCTCGCCGTCACGCCGACGATCGCAGGATTCAATTTGATGTCAGAGCCGGCAAGGTCGAAGCCGATAACTTCATTCATGGTTCCGACGATGTACGTTTGTTCGTTCTGCGACAGCCGCAGCAACTCCTTGCCGGCGAGCGACGCTTTTTCGCTGTAGGCGCGTTTGATGATCGCGCGCGTATCAGCCAGCAAGCGCTCCAGCCGTTGGATGCGCAGCGACGGATTCGGCACCTTGCGCGCGAAGGCCGAAACGAGTTCCTTTGTCAAATCCTCTTCAAGCGTTTCTAGCAGCGCCAGAATTTTCTTGTTAAAGCCAGGCTTGTAGCGTTCGAGGTAAACTCCGCGTTCGATCAGGCGATCGGCTACGATGTCGGAGGCATTCATGGTGTTTTGCTTTTTTTCCAGTCTTCACCTTCACTTGGCGGTTCAATTACCCGCCCGATTTCACGCGCCTGCGTTTCCGCCTGATCCATCGCAATGAAATCGTGAGCCATGCCCTGCCGCGCGAACCAATTGCCAGTGCCGCGATACAGTGAGCGTGAGCCTTCCCCGTTCTCATCCGGCCAAGTCGCCAAGATTTGAACGTGGTCGAAGTGTTCGCCCAACTTCGCGGCGAAATCCTCAATCAACTTTATCGCGTCGGCGGGTTTCATACCTTTAGTCGCTCCAACGCATTCGACAACTGCGCTTCCAGTGCCATGACGCGCAGCCGTAGCCGCGTGTTTTCGGCGATTAGCCGCAAGTTGCGCGTGTGCGTCGTTTCCTCGCGCAGCCTCACAGTATCAACCTCAGGGACGCTGACGAGCGGTTCGCTGTCCTCGCTGACTTCGGCTGATGGTTGAAGAGGCATGTCGGACGAAGTTCGTTCGCTCATGCGGCGATGATCCCCGCGCTTGGCGCCGTCTGCATCGCAGGAGGCGGTTCGGTGCTGATCTTCGCCAGCTCGTCTTCAATCGTCCGATCCTCGGGCAACATTTCGCCTTTCTTGAGGTTCCATAAGAACGTCTCTTTCGAGATGCCGCCGGCCTGCCATGTTTGCATGAGCGCGGTCAAGAGTTGCGGGTCCATCGCGGAGCCAAAGAACTCCATGTTCAGCGCGACCGTCACGTCCGGCTGTTCCTTGTCGGAACCATGCCACCATAGCATGCAAGCTAGAACAGCCTCGCACGCACGCGAAACCGCGTCGCTGATGCCGGCCAACACCGACGCGTCACCCGACTGTCGAAGCTTGATCGCCGTGCCCGATTCCGCCTGAGACTTTTGCTCCTCAAGGATGCGCGCCCCTAGAGCGGCCATCTTGCGTTCAAGCCCATCGAGGCGATCCTTGACGGCACTAAGACCTGTGCCGGTGAACTCCAACATGCCTACTTTTGCGTTGGGATCCTCCAACACGATCGCAGACGACGGCCCAATTTCAAATTTGTCCTTTGTGCTCATGCCCGTCACCCACGGCGTTGGCAGCCCCACCCAATGGAGCCCGTGCGCGTAATCCGCCGACGTCATGTAGTGCAGGATACAGAGGTCAGTAACATCCAACAGCGGCGGCTTTTCAGGCGCTACCGATTGACCGGACACGCCGAAGAAAAAGAACGGGATGAAATCCAACAGCTGCCCGCGGCGTTGCGGGATCGTCTCTGACATTTTCTCGAACATCAGATCCTCAACCGTCTGTGCCGGACCGCCTGCGATGCTTTGCTGCGCAGATTTTGCGGTTGCGCTCCACAGCTCGACGACGTACTGGCGATCACGCAAGCGAAGCACCCGGTAGCGCGTCTGATACACCACGATGAACTCATCGGCGGCACTTGGCTGCGCAACAACTTCCTCGAGGACAACCTTCACAAGCTTCGTCGTGCCGTCAATGTTCGCCGTCTCCCAGTTAATAATCTGCTCAGCCGTATAGCTGACCACATAAGGCCGTTCGCCGCCTGTTGGGACAGGATTCGGCGCACCTGCGGCACCAACTACGCCCGAAAATTCAACGAGCGCGCCGTGCCGTCCAGGCGTCAAAACTTCGCGCACGACATCACGAATCCACTCGATTGCGGTTTTGCCTGACAGCGTGATGTCTTTCAAAACGTCATCCGAGCCGGCCGGCACCTCGATTTGCGGCGCCTTGCGAAAAATCGCACCGTCAAGTCCGTCAATCGTCCGGTCAACCGCACCATAAACTTCCGCGCGGGCACGATAGGAGTTGTACTCGGAGTCCTTCCAGCCGGACGGCTTGGGCAGATAGGTTTCGCCGAGCCCGCGAACGATGCGGGCACCCTCAGTAAAGGCGCGCACCTTCTGCCAATCTGGTTTACGGAACGCGTAGTCGGGATGTGGAGTTTGAACGGGCATGATTTGCGATGGTTGAGATTAACGAAACTAAAATCCGGATACGGCCACGCGGCGGACGCCCATGGAAACGCGCTGCATGCCGTAGGTAACTGCATCAAATGGGTGGTCGATTGCGTCGGTATCGACGTCTTCAGGGTTATTCTGAGAAATCGGAAGCGCGGGAATCGACGTCGTGGCATTCTTGCAGTTCTTAAAAAAAACGATACCCGGCCGCTTGATCGGATCATGCTGCATCGGCGCAAGTCGCGCGTGAAGCGCCTTGACTCGCAGAACGCGCGAGCCCGGCCCTTTCTCAGCCTCTTTCCAGCGGCATCCGAGTTTGTTCATGGCATGGCCGCGACTAATCTCTGATTGCCCATTGTTTGAGAATGCCGCACTATCCATGATGCCCTCTAATCCGTCTTGTGAATCAGGATCGGTCGGGTCTGGCCGCGGTTGCTCACGGTCCATGCGCTTGACCTCATTAGCGAAATCAACCGGCTGCATTCCCTTCCGGTAAAGCTCCTGATAGATCACGAGCTGGCTCGTGTCGGGATCTTTAGCGAACCAGTAGCAGGCGGCCGGCGCGGCGTAGCCGTCATCGGCTCCGCGCCATCGCTGCCAATGCGAGGGGATGTGAAAAGGTTCGACGATATGCGCGCCCGGTTCGCCGCATCGAGGATTCCACTCAGTAAACTTTGCCCCATCGAAAATATCCCAGCGCCCATCGCGCAGCGCCTTGCGCATTAACTCCGGGAGCATGTCCAAGTTGCGCTCGTATTCAGTGCCTGCCAGATGTGGATTGTCCTTGATGCGAGCCGGGATGAACGCTCGATGCATTCCGTTCATCGGATTCTTGAACGCCGTCGCTTCGCCCGCGTCGTTAATCCGGTAGTAATTCTTGACCCACAAATGACCCGGCCCACCTGGGTTAAATGTCGCACGAATCTGCAACCTGATTCCAGTCCCTACGTTTTGACGCAGGCGCGAAATCATGAACTGATAATCCGAGTTGATCGGCTCCCCTGCTGCGTTCTCGTCATCCGCAGGGAGTTGCGTCAACTCATCCCACCCGATGAACGTAAAATCATCGCCCTGTCGCTTGGTAATATCATCAATCGAGCGAAAATGAACCGCCGCGCCACTCGGAAACGACCATGTATGCCGCGTCTGATTGTAGCGCCCGCCAACCGGCCCATAAATCTCAATAGACCGGCGAATCAGCTTTTCAAACTCGGGAAATGAGCGGCGAAAAATAACGGCGTTGTGTTGGGGTTGATCAATGTATCGACCTGCTGCCGCAAGCAGACCATCTGATTTTCCTCCACCGGCCGCCCCGCCATATCCCACCTCGCGATACGGCGAGGCCATAAACGCGCACTGCGGTCCTGGATTCGGCGACCAAGCGGCGTTCTGTGGGACGTGGGCGAGTGCGACCATCGTCAGAGAAAGAAATATATCGCGCCGAAAACGACCCACGCGGCGATCGATGCAACGACAGCGGAAAACAACACAACGAAACCGAAGAGCGACGCGCTAAAGTCTCCGTGCCCTCCTTTCGCGTCACGGATAAACACGAAGACGCCAAACAGTAGAAAAACGACTGTAATGAGGGTCGGCACAATCCAACTCCCGAGATGCAGTGAGATATTCATGTAGAAATCATTCCGGCGCGCCTTCCTCAATCGCCGGCACCGCGATGACCTTCGTTTCGGTTTTGATGGGTCCGCCGTCTTTGCCGGTCAGCTCGGTTGAGGTTCGATCGCGGAACTTGTCGGGTCGGTTGGCGCGCAGGAGCAGATTCAGCAGCGTGTCAGAGTACCGTTTGACGGTCGTGATTACGCCGTCCTGATCTTTGCCAACGCGGCCGATTAGCGGCTCATCGACGCCATCGACCGCGCGACGGAACGCCTCAGACTCGAGCTTGTCGGCTGCCTGTCGCTTCGCGTCCTCGAAACGCGCCAGCCATGCTTTGTGGTCAATGCCTTCAGCGACCTCGCCGCGCTCGTAAGCGTAAACGGTCGTCCGCGCTACGCCAGAAGCGGCACACGCCTCCGACACGTTGCATCGATCGGCTAGTTTCACGAAAAATCGGTCCCATTCGTCAGGAGTTATCATGTGCGCGCGTAAAAATGTGCGATAAGCCCGATTTGCGCCCGTTTGGAACCGATTGCAACCAAAAGCAGGGGATGTGGGCGCTATTTCCTTGACTCAATTTTTGAAATCACCCCTTAGAATAACAAAGACCTGTCGCAAGCGGTGTTCAGAAGCGTCTCACTCCATCAACTCCGCGAACTCGAGGATGGTCCTGAACGCTTCCAGTCGTCCGTCGAAGTAACGCACGGGTGCCGAATCGAGCGCATTTCCGGCGAGGATCACGATTGCGCGGTCGCGTTCCGCCACGTCGATCGACTTTTTCAGGATCGTGATCAACTCGGCCTTCGTGACCGGCTTGAAGTCGGGCGCCGGGGCGGGGAACGGCACAACGATGGGCGCAATGACGGTGGTGATCTGCGGGCGAAACGTCTGCAGGAGAACGCCTGGACGCTTAAGCGCGATCAGTGAGTAACGCGGTGCAGCGGTGGCGACGTTGACGAACAGGCAGCAGGCCACGAGGGCGAGCAGCCGAATGATGTATTTTGATGTTTTCATGGGAAAAGTCTTGGTTATGCAACTTGCACCGCCCGCGGCGTGTGTCGGCCTCTGACGCGCGATAGCCGAGACGCGCGAGGTTTTTCGAGACGGCCGACTGTGAGCAGCCGACCTGGCGGGCGATTTCAGCCTGCGAATAACCGAGGCTTGTCAGGCGGATCATGTCGCCGATCATCACTGGCGTTATGTCCTTACCAGGCGGCGTGTCCTGCACGATGCGGATCTGCCGATGAACGCGAGCGGGGCCGCAGTCGTCTGTGATGCCGAGACGCTTCAGTCCGCGCTCGATGAGCGAATGACAGGCTTCCATCGAATCGGCGTTTGAATCGTAGAGGCAGCGAATCACGTCGTTTCCTCGTTCCAGAGACGCTGCAACCAAAGGAGTTTGGGGCTTAGCGATCGGACGGTGTGGGGCGGGAAGAGTTCTTTCATGGCATCACCCTACGAAATTCGATAGAAGGGCGCTCATTATCCCACGGCGTGAACTCTTCCTCGCCTGATTCATCGAAGTATTTCGTGCTAGAGGCGTGGCACTCGGGGTGCCAGCGATGGCGCTGGATGTTGCCGTCATAGACGCTGCGCTCGTCGGTGTATTTCTCGCACACGAGGATTTTATGCCCGCACCATATGCAGGTGTGGGCTTTTTTGGCTGTCCGTTGGTCGGACGAAAAAAGGGTGTAACTCATGGCGCGACCCTCCTGAACGTTAGAACCCAAACCCAGGGCGACAGTGCCCACGAGCCTGCGCCGTTGATGGATTCCCACAGTGCGCGATAAGCGTCCCGATAATCGCTGGTCATCGGATGCCCGTGTAGCGGAACACCGCCTGCCGTTCCGAAATTTGGACCTTCTGCAGTGATTGGACGCTCGCACCCTTCTGCCTGCGCGTCCGCTTCGCTGATGTCGTTCAGCCGCTTAACGCGAACGTCGGTCAGTTCGAGCGTGATACGTGAAGCTTGGCGCGTGCAGAAAATTGACGGCTTCCATTTGAAGCCTTTTATTTCGCTCCAGTCTGGATCGGTGGCGCGATAGACAAAACCTGGCCGCTTATTGATGGTTGAATCGGTGTATGCGTGCGTTTCCTTTTCCCACAGCCGATCGCCCGCCCTGCCGTAAGGAGACAGCACGTCTTCCCATCTCGCATCACCGTATGGCGTATACGGCGGATTACCCGCTGGAATCGTCGAGATCGTGAGTTGGCGCGCCGCGAAACCATCGCAGAGATTACGCATGATGCCGCCCGCGCACGGCTGAGGCTTAACAATCCGCCGTGTTTGCGTTTTCGTGCCGTTGAGCAACGCTCGGACCATCGCGCTGTTAAATAAAATGGGGCGCGATTTCATACCTCAAATTTCTCTTGAAACTCGGCAATGATCTCTTTTTGCCGGTCGGTGAAGCGGGTGCGCCCGCGGTTGCTGTCGATGAAATCGCTCTGCCACTGAGTCAGCGATGGATCATCCTCAAGTTCCTTAATCACGCGGACGCACTTTTCGTCGGATGGTAGGATCACTTTGACGCCTTTTGTTTTTTAGTTTTCGTCCTGCGAAATATGCGGTCGTGTTCGCGCCGATATTTATCTGAATCGTGCGGACGCCACGCGACGCCCTTGGTTGTGTCGCGGGCCTTCATTGCGGGAACTCCAAGTGTTGTACGCCGTCTAGCGTCGGCTCAGTGACGATTTTCCCGCACTCTTCGATTTGCTTCAGGAAGAACGCGACGCCAGCCGCCTTGCATTGGTCGCGCAGTGATCGCGCCCAATCGAGATTCATTGTGCGCCGCCGCTGGCCGGACTCGGTTCCGCAGATGACCCAGTGGATTCCGGCATCGCCGGCGGCGCGGCCCTCGGCATCAGGAATGCGCGCACGCTCAAGAGACAGATTTTCAAGCAAGGGTTCGCACGACAGGAACCGCACGCGCGCCGGAATCGCGAGGAGCTGGGGGATGCGTTCGTCCGCACCCTTCTGCGTCCCGACGCTCGTGCCGATCCAAACGTTTTCAGGAGCCGCTCCGTTGAGCCAGGCAGCCGCGAGCGCGATGCCGGAACATTGGTCAATTGCTCGCGAATCATCGGCAACGCGCATCCCGACAACAGCCGAAAGGCGTTCGCTCCAGAGT